CTTACGAGATTCCTAGCACCAGCGGTAAACAAGCAGGCAAAGATTATATCCGTGTCTATGTAGATGCTGCCGCAACAAAGAAGTGGACGATTTCCTCTGACGGGTATCTGCCGCTTTTTTTTTATCCTGACATTCTTTATAGTAACTTAGAGATGGAAGGTGGGGATAACTTCATTCTTGAATCTGGTGACTTATTCTTACTAGAGGGCTGAAATGGCTGACAAAAAACTAACCGATCTTACTGCACTGACAGGCTCTAATCTGGCCTCTGGAGATCTCTTCTATGTTGTAGACATCAGTGAGCCAACTGCGGCTGACAAAAGCAAGAAGATCACTTATTCAGAACTACAAACTGTATTCTTAACATCTTCCTCTACCATCGGCGGTGGAACATATTAACGGAGATTTAAATGGCTACCATTCTTCTTAAAAAACGTGACACCACTGGCGCACCAGGAGCAGGAGACTTAACTAACTCAGCCCTTGGCGCTGAGGTTTCTGTTAATACCTTTGATAAGCGCCTCCATAGCAAAGACAGCGGTGGTAACGTAGTTGAACTTGGAACAAACCCAACTTCACTTACTACTGGTGCTCTTACTGCTACTGGTACTACTACTCTGGCTACATCGCTAACTGGTATCGCTAAACTAACTTCTGGTGTTGTTTCTGCTGCCACTGCTGGCACAGACTATGCTGCTATCGGTACTGCCTCTACTTGGACAGCATCTCAGCGTGGCACAGTCACTACGGACAATGATGGTTCGTTTGACATGAACGTCACCAATAACTTCAAATGCACACCGACAGGCACATTTGCGCTAACCTTTACTAACATCACCGCAGGCCAGTCTGGGTTTGTTCTGCTGGTCAATACTGGTGGCTACTCCATCACTGCTGCTGCATCAACCAAGGTACAGACAGGCGCACTTACGGCAATCTCTGCGGCTGGTACATATCTGCTGTCATACTGGACTGATGGTACAAACGTATATGTAACGCACTCTGGAGCGATGGCATGACAATGCTACAACATGGGTTAGTGCCATCTACTGGCGGCTATCAGATCGAGCGCAGCCTGCGGTTTAACTCTGCGGATAGTGCGTATCTGAACAGGACTCCTGCGTCTGCTGGAAACAGAAAGACTTGGACATGGAGTGCGTGGTTTAAAAAATCTTTAATTGCAGATAACAACCCATATTTATTTTCTGCTGGCGCTTCGGCTCCTTATGATCAATTATATTTTGATACAAACGACAAATTAAATATGTACGCAGGTGGTAATCAGATATTTCTTACAAACGCAGTCTATCGTGACCCATCAGCGTGGTATCACATTGTTTGGGCGGTTGATACAACGCAAGCAACTAGCACAGACAGAGTAAAACTTTATGTTAATGGCGTTGCACAAACATTTGCAACATACAACGCTATAACTCAAAACACAGACACAAAAATAAATAATAATGAAGTGCATAACATTGGCCGAATAGTTTCTAATAACTACTATCTCAACGGTTATCTCACCGAAGTTTACTTCATAGATGGCTCTGCCAAGACGCCTAGTGACTTCGGCGAAACCGACACCGACACCGGCGTATGGAAGCCTAAAGCCTACTCTGGCTCTTACGGTACTAACGGCTTTTATCTCAAGTTTGCTGACAACTCTGGCACTACGTCTACAACTCTCGGCAAAGACTCCTCTGGCAACAGCAACAACTGGACACCTAACAACTTCTCTGTAACCGCTGGCTCCGGCAATGACAGCCTAGTAGACAGCCCAACCCAGTACGGCACAGACACAGGTGCTGGTGGTGAGGTGCGTGGTAACTACGGAACATTAAATCCGTTAAAACAAACTGGTGCAAGCCTTACCAATGGCAATTTACAATTTACTAAGTCTGGTGGGGCTGGTGCATCTTTGTTCACTATTCACCCAACTTTTTTTGTTAGTTCTGGTAAGTGGTATTTTGAGGTTACTCCCACCGCAATAAACACTAATGGTTCTCTTGTTGGTATTGTTGGAACAGATGTAGCGCTTGCAACTTATACTTCATTAGCAAGTATGACCGGAAACATTTGGGCATATAGAGCAGACGCTTATAAAGTTAATAATGGGTCAAGCGCATCTTATGGAAATACTTGGACAACGAATGATGTGGTTGGCGTTGCTATTGACATGGATAATGGCAAAATCTGGTGGTCAAAAAACGGAACATGGCAAGCAAGCGGAGACCCTGCTGCCGGAACAAATGCGGCATATACAAATGTATCTGGCTCGGTTGGGCCGTTGTTAATTGACCAAGGTATTTCTGGAACATTTGATGGCTCTATAAACTCAGGCCAGCGTCCCTTTGCCTACACCGCACCGTCAGGCTTCAAAGCACTATGTACGACTAACCTGCCCACGCCTACTATCGGGGCTACGAGTACGACCAGGGCAGATGATTATTTCAACACCGTTCTCTACACCGGAACTGGCTCATCGTTATCAGTAACAGGCGTTGGGTTCCAGCCAGACTTTGTGTGGATTAAAGAACGCGCTGGTGCAGCAGATCATGGATTATATGATGCAGTTAGAGGTGTGCAGAATCAGTTAGAGAGCAACACCACCACCGCTGAAACAACCGAATCAACCGGACTAACTGCGTTTGGAACAGATGGCTTTACCGTAGGTGCGCTTGCACAACTTAACACCAACACCGATACCTATGTTGCTTGGGCATGGAAAGGCAACGGCGCAGGCGTATCTAACACATCTGGTTCTATTACCAGCACAGTAAGCGCAAATACGACTGCTGGTTTCAGTATTGTTACCGCTACAACACCTTCTTCGTACACCAGTTACACAGTAGGTCATGGACTTGGTGCTACTCCTGCAATGCTGATATACAAAGAACGTACAGGAACATCAAATTGGCAGGTATGGCATAAAAATCTATCGGCGGCATCAAATGCTATTCAACTTAACACAACTGGCGCAGAGCAATCCGGGGCATATTTTGGAACACAAACATCTACGGTTGCAGCATTTCAATCTGGTGTTCAAACAAGTTTGTCTGCACCATTTGTTGTTTACTGCTTCGCACCAGTAGCAGGCTATTCAGCCTTTGGGTCTTACACGGGGAATGGTAGTACGGATGGGCCTATGGTGTTCACCGGATTTAGGCCACGATACTTATTAATGAAAGGCAATGTTGTTAGAAATTGGTTTGTTTTTGATACTGCAAGAAGCACTTATAACGTGCTTGATACAGTTATTTTTCCTAATGACTCTGTTGCTGAAAGTAGCGGTGGATACAATGCGTTTGATTTGTTATCCAACGGGTTTAAGGTTAGAAGTTCAGACACCAATTTTAACCTCAACGGAACAACCTACATCTACGCCGCCTTCGCAGAGGTTCCAACAAAATTTTCGCTCGCTCGCTGATTAACGGAGAAAAAATATGTTTCTTTTGAATAACCAACCAATCTCATCAGACGTAGAGTTCACCACTCCTGATGGCACTCGTTACCCCAGTAATTGGATTCGTCTAGCCTCTCCAGCAGAACGTGCCGCTATCGGCATTACAGAAGCACCTGATCCAGAGTATTACGATCAGCGATTCTGGTGGTCCCCGACAGTACCTAAGTTGCTAGATGATCGTGAAGAAGTAGACGAGAACGGCAACCCGCTATGGGAAAAGGTCTTGGGTGAAGTAGACGGTAAGCCTGCGATGGTGGACTCTAATAAACGGCTGGTCACCAAGGGTCTAAAGAGCCAATGGGTTGCACAGGTCAAACAAACCGCAGGCTCTCTGCTTGCACAGACGGATTGGATGGTCACCCGCAAGGTTGAGCGTAACGTAGACATCCCTGCTGACGTTGTGGCTAAACGTGCCGCTATCGTTGCCGAGTGCGACAGGCTTGAGACCGCTATCAAGGCTTGTGCAGACGTTCCTGCTTTAATCGCTATCGTAACTAACCAGAACTGGCAATCATGACCACAGAGGCCACTAAACACGCCGTAGACGCCTTGTCTGTCGCAACGGTGATCGGAACCCTTGCCGATATACTTCCTGCCATTGCAGCCCTGTTTACGATCATCTGGACGGGGTTCAGGATCTACGAACTGCGTACTATTCAAAACTGGTTAGGTAAAGGAGACAAAGATGAAAAAGCCGACAACTAAAAAAGGCAAAGCAGAGAAAGTTGGTAAAGTTATGAGTGAGTACAAGTCTGGTACTCTGCATAGCGGTAAAGGTGGTCCAGTAGTCAAGTCTCGTAAGCAGGCAGTGGCGATTGCTATGTCACAGGCCGGTATGTCCAAGAAGCCAATGATGATGCGTAAAGCAGGTCGTGGACGATGAAGCCAGGACTCTACGCCAACATCCACGCCAAGCGTAAGCGCATCAAAGAAGGATCAGGCGAAAAGATGCGTAAGCCTGGAACCAAAGGCGCTCCTACGGCTAAGGCTTTCAAAGAAGCAAAGAAGACAGCGAAGAAATAATGGTCAAAAAAGTCTATCAGAATCCTGAAGGCGGTTTAAATGCTAAAGGTAGAGCCTATTTCAAGCGTACTGAAGGCGCTAATCTCAAACCGCCGGTATCCGCAAAGCAGGCAGCAAAGTCGCCAGCAAAAGCCAAAAGACGTAAGTCCTTCTGTGCTCGTATGTCTGGGGTCGAAGGACCGATGAAGGATGAAAAAGGTAGACCAACACGGAAAGCACTGGCACTAAGAAAATGGGATTGCTAAATGGCAACTACATACTTACAATTAGTAAATGACGTACTAACACGGCTTCGTGAAGCAACAGTTAATAACGTATCTGATACAGACTATAGTGTTCTTATCGGTAAGTTAGTCAACGATGCCAAGCGTGAGGTTGAGGATGCTTGGGACTGGGAAGCGTTAGCGACTACCTACACTATCACTACATCCAATGGTACTACTTCTTATTCTATCACTGGTGCTGGAGATGCTTCTAGGATTCATCGTGTGTATAATACTACTAACCGCCTTTACTTAGTAGAAAGACCACACGAGTACTTTATCTCCAACATTGATCTAGCACCGCAGACCCTGTATGGTATACCTTCCTACTACGCCACAGATGGTCTTGATGGTAGCGGTGATCTAAAGATTCAGATCTTTCCTGTTCCGAATACGGCCTACACAATTAAAGTTGATGCCTATACACCAGAGGCAGAACTAACTACTAATTCTAGTTCTACTAAGTTGCCAAAGGTGCCTATCGTGGCACTGGCGTGGGCAAAGGCTATTGAAGAGCGTGGAGAAGACGGTGGTGTGAATGTCAGCAGCCAGTATGCTGTTGCTAAACAGGCACTAGCAGACAGGATTGCTGTAGAGGCCAATCGTAGGCCAGATGAGTTCTCTTTCTACTCTATATAATGCCGAACAAACCACTACAAGCAACATCGATTACAGCACCAGGATACTTCGGACTTAATACTCAAGATTCTGGTGTTGATATGAGCAGTTCCTTTGCTTTGATAGCAAGGAATGCTGTTATTGACCGCTATGGTCGTATTGGTGCTCGTAAAGGATGGTCATACACTACTACCTCTGGTGGCACATCATCGGCACCTGAGATGATAGTAGAGTTTGATAATCACGATGGCACCTACACTATTATCAGTGCTGGCAATAACAAACTCTTTACTGGTGAAACCACCATGACAGAGGTGTTTGTTAGAAATAGCACAAACACTGGTAATCAGACCTACACAATTACTGATAACGATTGGCAGTTTGCTCCTGCACAGTATAGCAGCGGCTCTAATGCTTCTGCTCATGCTGTGATGGTTCAAAAAGGACATCCTGCACTGATGTACCACAAAATGCCTACTGGAGGCGGTGGTGGGGGTGCTCATGTTCATACGGGTTCTTTTGGCTTTCAGCGTCTTGGTGATGTTGGCAACGTACCAACTGGCTTCACTGTTACTACTTTTACTCCAAGTTGTGCATTAGGTGCCTTTGGTCGGATGTGGCTTGCCAACACTGGCAACAACAACAAACTTACTGTATACTACAGTGTATTATTAGATCCGTCTGACTTTACTGGATCTGGCTCTGGTGTTATCAATATTGAGAAGGTAGTGCCTGGAGATGATAGAATTGTGTCATTAGCAGCACATAATGACTTTCTTATTATCTTCTGTGAGAGAAACATCGTTATATATAATAATGCTGGTAATATATCTAACCTAGCATTACAAGATGTCATAGTTGGTGTTGGCTGTATCGCTAGAGATTCTGTGCAAAACATCGGAACAGATCTGCTGTTTTTAAGTGCTACCGGTGTTAGATCATTAGCACGAACAATCCAAGAAAAGTCTGCACCAGTTCGTGACATTAGTCGTAATGTTCGTGATACCTTGCTAGACTATATTGCTGGAGAAGACACAGACAAGATTAAAAGTGTATACTATGCTGCTGATGCTTTTTATTTGCTGACACTTCCGTCATCTGGGTTTACTTATTATTTTGATCTAAGGCAGTTCTTACAGGATGGTTCCGCAAGAGCCACTGTCTGGGATAACATATCTCCAAAGTCGCTGTGTGCTACCCATGATCGTAGACTATTGTTGGGCAAGACCGATGGAATTGCTGAATACACTGGGTATCTTGATAATACATTAACTTATATTTTTTCTTATTATACTCCCTATCTTGACTTTGGCTCACCGTCTGTAATCAAGATGCTAAAGAAGATAGGTATTGTGACGGTTGGCGCATCAGCAACTACATTTGATATTAAGTGGGCATTTGATTATGCCACTAACTATAAATCAGTTCAGTTAACTACACCTTCTGCTGCAGTTTCCGAATACGGCATAGCAGAGTATAATATTGCTGAATATTCTTTATCTGTTGTATTAGAAAACTTAAAAAAGCAACTATCTGGCAATGGTAACGTGGTACAGATTGGTGTTGATGCTGAGGTAAACGGATACCCAGTGTCTATTCAAAAACTTGACATTTATGCTGTTACTGGAAGGACAATATAATGAGTAACTATGTAAAGACTACTAACTTTACAGCAAAGGACTCGCTGACCTCTGGCGATCCTGGTAAAGTTGTTCGTGGCTCTGAAATCGACACTGAGTTTACTAACATTGCTACCGCAGTAGCAACAAAGTCTGACTCTGCTAGTCCTACCTTTACTGGCACTGTCACTACTTCTAACTTAACTGTTAATGGTACTTTCAGCGGTACTATCGGTGGAGGTACATACTAAATGGCAACTTTTGCAGAAGCATTACCCGGATTACAAGCCCAAGGGTATACTAACATAATGGATGCTTTGGCTGCTTACAATGCGGCTAATGCTGCTTCGTATTTTAGCGCACCAGCACCGGCATCTGCGCCTGCTCCAGCGCCAGCACCTGAGCCTATGTTTACAGCCCCTGCTCCGGCCCCAGCGCCAGTAGAAGCGCCAGCAACATTTCTACCTGTGTCTGCACCAGCCCCGGCACCTGCGCCATCAGGTATGCTAATGCCAAGTATTTCTGTTGTGCAGACTAACAGAGTTGTGGATGAGGCAAAGAATACACTACCTAATCTAGAAGACCGTATTGACCAGATTTCTAAAATATATCAAGAAACTCTTGGTCGTTCTCCTGACATTAGTGGTCTACTTGCTTATGCCAGTTCCGATAAGTCTCTAGAAACCATTAAGAGAGATATGGCCTATTCACCAGAAGGCCAAACACTGATTAAGACAGTATACAATAATACTCTTGGTCGTGATCCTGATGCTAGCGGTCTAAAGACTTACACCGAGTTTCTTGCAAAAGAGAAACCATACATTGAATCTTATGGCAACAGTGAGATTGAGGCACTAAAGACTGAGTTAAAGATCTCTCCAGAGGGACAAGTTAGGAACCCTGATCCCGCTGCCGCAGAACTTGCTCGTATCTATAAAGAGTATGCTGGTCGTGATCTTGATGCTTCTGGCTATGCTTACTTCAAAGGTGCACTAACTGGGCCTGATGCTGCTGCTGGTATTGCTGAAGCCATCAGGACTGGTGACGAAGCAGAACTTCGTACTAGGCTTGGTCGCCAGCCGACAGAGCAGGAAACACAAGACTATATGCAACAGCGTGATCGACAGCGTGCCGCTGAAGGTCGTCAGTTTGGTAACTTTGTTAAATCAGTGTTGCCGATTGCATTAAACTTTGCTGTTCCTGGTCTTGGTGCTAGTATCGGTGCTTCTTTAGGATTAACAGGAACCGCTGCCTCTGCAGTTGGAAATGCTATTGTATCTGGAGTTGTGTCTGGTATTACAACCGGGGATGCAGAAAGAGGCCTAGTAACAGGAGCATTGGCTGGTCTTGGAACCGCTGCTGTTTCCTCTGGGGCTGTTGGCAATATAATGAACAACATTGGCCTTGGGGATGTTGCAACTAGTCTGAATATTCCCACAAGCACAACTAATATTCCTGGTATTGAAGGTTTTGGTGCTGCAGCAGATCAGGTAGGTGGTGCAGGCGCTGGTGGTCCTCCAGTATTCACCATGAACACACCTAGTGGAATGCTTAATATTCCTACTGGTGGTACTCCTGGGTTTGAAGGCATTGATCTAAGCACTCAGTTAGCAGGTGGTACTAATATTGGTGGTGCTGGTGCTATCAACACTGGTGGGTTTGGCACTGCATTACCTAGTGTTGCTAACTTAACACAAAGCCTTATCAATGCTGGCATCTCTCCTGGGACTGCACAGAACTTAGCCGGTGCTACTTTGGCTGGTCTTGGTGGTGTGGGTAGTGCTACTGTTGGCTTACTGACTACTGGTCTGACCCCAACTGGGCCAGCAGTTCCAACAACTACAACACCTACAACAACTACAACACCTACAACAACTACAACACCTACAACAACTACAACCCCAACTGTGCCTACTGGGTTGTTAACAGGTGCTGCTAAGGTTATCTCTGATCTGTTTGGTGGCACCAGTATTAAAGACCTACTCAATGCTGGTATCGATTACGCCACAGCAGAGAAGATTTCTACTGATCTACAAACACAGGCTAAAAATATTCAAACTTCGGCTGAAACAATAGGTAAAGATGCTAAAGTTTCTTTTACGCCTTATACCGTAACAACAGGATTAGGAACAACAAAAATTTCTGGTACTACTGCCGATGTAACAGGTACTGAAGCAGTAAAAGAGTTACAAAAAGAAAGTTTAGCCCGTGCTAAACAAGCAGTTGAAGCAATCAGTCCAAAAACTGCCGCTGAAACACTATTCCAACAGGCAGAGGCATTAGCAGCGCCGGGACGTGCTCGTGAGCAGGAAGCACTGTTGGCAGGGTTACAGCGGCGTGGTTTAACTGGCTTTGGACAAAATCTACCCACTGTTGGTGGGGGTGTAAGAACAGTCAATCCGCTGTTTGAGTCGCTCTTGTCTGCACAAGAGACTG